GGCTTGTCCAGAAAACGTCGTATCCAAAGTGGACGTCACTTGTACATAAGGACTGAGTGATACGCCTTCACTTGTGCTTACAAATCCCCACGGCGGAGATATACTATCTAGAGACGCATAGGAAGGGACTGTCTTGAACATATGCTTATTCTTCGGTAGTTCAGTCAGCATACGTTGACGTAATGTGTCAAACACGGGTTGAAACGATAGCGTAGGTGTGACCTTACCATTAACGACTTGAACTTGTACATCGAGTTGCGCCGGGGTTACTAATGGTAGCGTATAGCCATCCTCCTTTAATACCTTAGAACGTACAGGAGAGCCAAACATTTTAAAGAATGCCGCGATAGATATAGTTAAAAAAGTCCGCACTCTATACTAATGGCTGAGCGGGACCGTTATACCGAAGCTGCGAGTGATTTTGCGACCCATATCGGTGATAAAATCATGGCACTTTTACACACTCCGGAAAACCAGGCGCGTCTACAATCTGTACTCGATCCTATTGTTAGTCATATCATCAATCGTGTTTTCCCGTATATTATCCTGTCAGCCATACTGTTCCTAATACTGTTTCTCTTAACGATAAGTACATTCTGGATGGTTATGAAGACGTCGTCTGCGACTGCTACAGCAGCTACATCGGCTGTGGTTGCGTCATCAATCGTTGGAGGTCTTCTTCCGTGATTTCATGTAAGTGCGATTTGTGGAATTGAAGAAGTGTTTCGGGTTCTACCTTGGGTGTACCTGTTGCCCACTTTTCCCATTGCTTTGCGCCCATAAGACTTTCCTGTGTTTCGCACACTCCTGTGAGCATCTCCTTCGCTTTGAGATAGACCTTCTGCTCTTCTTCCGAGTACTGCTTAATCGTTTTCATAATATCACCACGGTATTTGATCGCCCAGTATGCGGACTTGTACTGTAGTGTGCGTGCGCCCGTTGTATAGTCGCAACCCATAAGCACACACATCTCTAAGAACTGTTCATACGAGAAGCCTACCGACTTCATAATTGTTTCTAATCGTATTTGGCGCCAGCCCGACTTATCGCCTGGTAGGGCGTAGGTGTCTGGGCTTAACAGAATAGGGACACCCCGCGCGAGCATATCATAGTCGTTACTTATGACAGCAGCGAATGTACCACGGCGCGCGAAATACGCAAGAACTGTATCGGCTTCTCCTGTCGCATTATAGGACATAATACCACAGGCATAAAAGAGTTGTTTGGCGAGGTCTCGCTCGTCCGACGTCAGGAAATTCGCAGTATGTTCTAAGCGCTGTAACTCTCCTTGTACGACTTCACGCTGTACTTGAGACATAGGAACGATGTCTACATCTGCGCTGAGAACACGATGTTTTTCTTGCGCAGCCGTACGACGCTCAAACCGCAGTTCGAGCATCTTGCGCTTTTCGTCTGGTGGCTTGCCATCAAAGATGGGTACCGGTGTAATACTGTATTTCTTACATGCTAGTATTAGCTTTGCTAAGTATGTGATAGGTGAAACGCGACTAGACTTTGCTTTATACAGAAATCCTAAAACGTCTATACCGATTGTAGTACCTTCAAATGTGCTCCAATCGGGTAGTTCAAATGCTTGCGGACATGCCCAGCCTATCCATCCTGTTAAGCCACGTATGCCCATGAGTTTATCGTATTGGGTTTTCTCAAATGTGCTGGAATACCTATCATTTTTTTAACAGCAGAGACATACGCAAAGACATACGCAGAGACATTGCCTGCGGTTTAACCGTAGCAGCTTCTCTGCGTAACTCATCAATCGTGCTAGACACCAGTTCACAGAGTACGAACATCTTTTCTTCTTCCGTTTTTCCAAGTTGAAACGGCAAAAGGAATTCAATATGCGGCGCTAATGCTACTTTGACGACATAATACGCGAACACATTCGTATCCTCTTTCCATGGGCTCGGCGCCCTACACAAGATTTGTAGTGCTTGCTGTTTTTGCCAGGCCTGCTGCTTTTGCCAGGATATGTTGTAGTACGCGCAAAAGAGCCATTCTGCGTAGCACTCTGTCCATGCTTCCATTAAGTGGGGCGCAAGTTCGCCTTCTATTTGCCAACAGGGCGGCGGTGTTGACGACATCTGCCAGTCCCATCCTAGCGCATGAATACTCTCATGTAGGATAACGCGTTCGAACTCTTCTTCTCTGTACACGTTAATGATATTCGTATTCGGTATAGCCCAACCGCCATTCACGGTGATACGGCTAGGCCACTCGTCCTTCGTGATTTGTCTTGGCGTATCGCACATCCATAAATGGACCGTGAACTCTGTAGGAGTACCTAGCCAGAGCAGAAGGCGCTCCACAGTTTCTACCGTGGGTTTTGGGTCCTTATGTGTCCACACATATAGTGTCGCGTTTGCGGTGGGTAAATGAAACGCGTAGGCTTTCACCGCTGGTCTTGAGACGTAGCGTTGAATAAGTCCACCATCCCAGGTCTGGTCACTCAACAGTCTTCTTAGTGCTTCGACGCTTAGGAGGGGCTTTTGCGATGGCGGCTGGAGTGGCCGCCGCCGTTGGTAGTCGGCTGAGTTCCGATAAGGCTCCATTACTAATTGGTGTACTATGTATTCTTATAACTTCGAACAAATCTAGTAATGCTGCTTCTAAGCTGAGTGGTGTACGGTACGATGTATGAGGTTCAGACTTTGCTAAAGAGCACATAGCTTTCCAGAAGACCGGTTTCTCTAACTGGTCTGCTGAGCGCTGTACGGCTATCGCCAGACTATCAATAATATCTGGTGCGTTTTGACAGAGACTGAGGGCTTGATAAATCCGTGCGCGGATCCACAGGACTGTCGTGAGATTGGGCTCTCTGCGCGATCGTGCGGCGGCGATAAGAAATGTCATCATTTCATCATAGTAATCTTGTATTCTGCGCGGCCATTTAGGAATGTTACCATCTGGAAAAAACGTAAGCACTTCGTGTACACGTTCCAGCCGCCCATTACAACGGTCGTATGCGTTAAAGGCCTTCAACGGTTCGGGAATCGGCTGTGCGACCCAATCCGTAAAAGACATACGAGGAACACTCTGGTGTACGAAGGCGTCTGACAGCAAGGAAAGAGACCCTGTCATTTCGCGCGCCGTCATCCATAGCATACCTGCGGCTTCAGGTGGAAGAACATACTGCTGAATGATTGCGCGTACTCGGATGGCTGCGGGTAGGGACAGCGCATGTGCGCGCCGTAAGATTACAAGTTTCCTTGTATTTGTTCTCAGACTGTTGAGTACATCGCCACTGCTAAAGAACGTCGTCAGCAGATCGCCTATAATCTGTTTATCCTGCATGCTCAGATTGGGAATATCAATCTCAAAATGATAAGGACTCGCAAGTACACGTGCTTCATAGCCATCACCTACTGTAAACTTTCGCTCTTCTAGCGGAAGCGTGATGGTCGTATTGTGCGCGCGCTCAATCCATTTGCGTATAGTGGTCAACTTGCCGCTACTTGTTGGACCCATAAACAACCAAGGAATAGAGAGATATTCCATCTTGGTTGAATAACTACGTTCGACATTTAGGCCTTAGCCCGCCGCAATCGTCTCCCGTAAGTTGCTGATTGTAACCGCACTCACGCTCGTGCTTAGAAGCGCAGCCGGAAGAAGGACCAACATCGTCACTGCGAGAAGGAAATGTATTAGCCCAGATGGATTTTGCGAGAAATGAAACATCGCTAGCCCGTACGCAGTAATAGCCGCCGCAAAACTAAATACACCTATGATACCCAACAACTTCGCATTCTGCGCGGAATCTTTGGGAATTAACGTCCAAAATGTGACTAGAACTACGCATAATAATGTGATACAGATTGTCATTGAAACTACGAATGGTAAATTTGCCATACTCTAACTATGTGCCTGGTTTTTTATAGGCCATAACAGTGTTAAATGTGGACCACGCAACGGGTGTACCGGGCGGTGTCGCGATCACTACCGCGGCGCCGCATAGCAGTAAAATAGTAATTACAATTGGTACAACAAATCTACGAAAATATACATCCTTTACTTCACGCTCCATATTTGTTATACATCACGATAAAAATCTCATGATAAACTAAGATGGACACGAGTTTACAATGTTCACCTGCGCTGAAACGTCGGGGCGGAGAAACGTGTCTCCCTAACGCTTCTTTATTGAAGTTACTACGTGTTTGGAACCGTACGCATCCCCGGCATAAAATACGGTTTCAGCAAACTGTAAAGAACCAAAAAAAGGGTGGTTCAGTCTCATCATTGTGGACTATGTTAAGGGAAAAGATGCGGTCATATTACAAATGTAATACAGAGTATTGCGCGGTCAAAATGCTGCCCTTGGAACAAGAGGAGAAGAAGAGTTTTTTGAACTATTTCCGCCCTGAAAAGCCTGAATCGTGGGACAAAAAACCCACCGAGTGGCTCGACAGTTATAATATCGAAGACGTTATGAACCAGTATGAGAAAGCGGATCCCACGTTTGAATTTATAGGCCCTGTACCTATCGACTTCGATACGCAAAGTGGCGCATGGGGAAAGTGTATCGTAGAAGAACTCTGTAAACTAAACATAGCCGATATGAAACGCAAAGGAAAGACAAAGATAGGTATTATCTTTAACTTAGATCCGCACGACCAACCTGGTAGCCATTGGGTGTGCGCGTTCGTTGATATCACTGCGTCCGCAGCGTATTACTTTGACTCCTACGGCTATGAACCTGAAGACGAAATCGTAGCATTGCTAGAACGGTTAAATAAGCAGGGAATACAGAATATCTATTATAACGACATTCGCCACCAGCGTAGAGGAAGTGAATGCGGAATGTACTGCTTATTTGTAATTATTTGCCTTTTGCGTGGCCGTAAGTTCTACGATATCTGTTCAAAGGTCGTAAATGATGATACTATGAACGCGTTTCGTGATATCCTGTTCGCAGAGGAAAAGCCTAGACGCGAGGCCATAGAACAGGCGCTTCCGCGGTTGTGTACCTAGGAACCACTTATATACACTTTATAGAACGATGCCAGCCCCGAACGCTTTTCTAAATGGTACCAATTATCAAAAAGTTGTTGGATTTTTACGGCACCATTATAATACTAAACTAGGGTCAAACGCACTTCCCGAACGCATGGAAGGCCGTTTACAAAAGACCGTCCAGCACTACATGACCGAAGTCTCTCGTATTCAGGGTAACAAACCGGTACCGCAATTAAATCAGGAAGTCGTGCGGGAAACAGTAAGCAGTATCGATAATTGGCTAAAGAAACAGGAATCCGCTCTTCCTCCTACAACTACATCTGTGGGTACCCTGTCTCGCGGCGGCGACGACTATTCGAAGCTGTTCGTCGACGCTGGTTCACGCTACGAGCAACTCATTGCGGAACGTACACAGCCGCAGGCCGCAGCTCCCCCCGTACCTGATTTCTCATTTGGTGGCACGATGTTAGAGTCCGAAGAAGATCCCGTAGTCTTGATGGAGCGTATGGCGAAACAACGCGAGGACCAGACCCGTTCTCTAGGGATATCCCCGCCGAAACTTGAGATACGTGAAGAAGCCGCACCCTCCGCGGCGGCTCCTGTACCTCCCCAGGCCGACGCACCGCCGCCCCAACTCGCACCGCGCCCACAAGACTATATCATTCCGCAGGAAGATATTACGAAATATCGTGAAACAGAATACAACATCTTCTTAACCTCTTCCGACCGTGACTGGATGCGTAATACATCCGAAAATCGCTATAATTTTACTGTGAACTTCAATGCGAGCACAACGAAGAACGGCGCATTTAA